ATGCCAATGGAGTGGTAGCCGAAGACGTTTTCGGCCGTTACACTATCGGCCGAAGCTTTCGTTAAAGATCCGACATAGACGCAGCTATTTGCTACTGTAAGCGCCGTTGATCCATCGGATAAGTACCGTCCAGCGCTCGACCCGATGTTGACACTGCTGCTCCCTGTCGTGTTGCTGCGTCCTGAGCTTGGCCCGACGTTGCTGTTATTGCTGCCGGTAGTAATGGAGTATCCAGCGCTTTCCCCCATGTTTGTGTTGTTGCTGCCAGTCGTAATGCTATATGCAGCGTTAGCGCCAAAATTATTATTGCTGCTTCCAGTCGTGATGCTTCGGCCAACGCTTGACCCAATGTTTATATTGCTCCCACCAGTCGTGATGCTCCGGCCTGCGTCTCGCCCGATGTTGTTGTTGTAGCTGCCAGTCGTTATGGCGCGGCCGGCGCTTTCCCCTATGTTTGTGTTACTGCCACCAGTTGTGATGCTGTATCCAGCGTCTCGCCCAAAATTGCTATTTGATATTCCAGTCGTGATGCTGCGTCCGGCATCACGGCCAATTGACGTATTTGACCTGGCCAAAGACTGTCTTATTTCAATTCCAGAGCTCCCGCTTTCGGACATCTGTATGACAGACGGAAACGAGCCAAGCGTCACTTGCCGCAGCGATACGGAGTCGACTGATCCGTTAAAATCAGTAGTTGGCGTTATTGCTAGAGATACTGCGCCTGTCGATCCGGCAACGACAGTGCGAGACATGCTTGATGTAAATGTAGTTGATGTTCCGCTTTCGACTGCACTGACAGCACCAAGAGCGATAGCGATATTGCCAGCCGTCCTGCCAGAAATTGCTATTTCGAGCTGATATGTTGATCCGTTAGAAACAGCCACGTTTTGCGCCAAAGTGGCCGTATTTCCTGCAGTATGGAGCGCTCCTCCGGCCGCCCATGACCAACCGGCTCCGGCAGTCCATGACGACAGGTCAGAAGCAAAACTATCATTTGCCAGCAGTTCGGCGCCAAACGTTGCTGTCGCATTGTTCGCAGCAGGGCCGACAAATGCATACTGGCCAATCGTTGATAAAATTGTCGCCAGTCCAGTTGCGCCAACGGTTGCCGACAAATAATTAGACGCGTCGTATCCAACCCTGAGCTGCTCTGTCGTTGCGATAGCGTGGAACTTCGCGCCAGGCGTCAGCGTGCCGACTCCAAGCCGCTCGTTGGCATGGTCGTATTCCGACGACGCGCCGAAAATGACGGCGCCTTTCGTGGCGTTCGACGTGCTCAGCAGCGTCAGATTCTCGCCTGCAGCCGTACCGCCGGTGATTGTTTGACCGCCAGCGGCCCCCGCGAGCCTGGCATAGATAGAGTTCAGCCCTGCCTTGACGTTCGCCCACGATAGACGCTTCAGGATTCCGGCAGCGGCTGAATCGCTGATGGCGAGACTATCAGCGTCGACGGGCGTGGCTTTGTCTGCTGATCCGGCAATCAGGGTGCCAATCGTTGAGGTTGTTTCCGGTGCGGCGGCTACGATCCTCGCGTCGTCCCCGGCAGCGACCGTCCCGGCGACCGTGCCTACGTTGAGAGACGCGGCGGCACCAAGCCCGAGGGTCGTTCTAGCATCTGCTGCGCTTGCGTCGTCAACGAGAGATGCACCGAAAGCTGTAATCCCGTGCACAGCACTGGTTAACGCAGAATGCGTAGCTACAGCCCCGGATGCCTCATAGGTGCCGGCGTGATTGTGCGCGATGACTGAATAACGGGCGTCTCCGCGTGCGTCAGTGTGGTACTGCGCGTGATCGTCATCAGCCAGGCCAGAAAGTGCGCCGTGGTCGCCAACTACGGAGGGAAGATTGGTCAGTTGCGATCCATCGACAGCAGGAAGCTTTGCCGTTGCGTCAAGCTGCAGAATCTTGTTTGCAGTCGTTCCGACATCAAGGGCAGCAGCAGTTCCGAGAGTTGGGAGACCAGACAAGTTGGCGTAAGCAATCTGCCCTCCGTCGCCGCCGTTGTGGTCGTGCGTCGACAGGCCTGACTCCGTAGCCTCTATCAAGTCAGCATACTCGCCGAGCACCAGGTCAAGCTCGACGCCTGCGCCGTCTAGGTAGTCTGTTGCTTGTGGTCTGGTTAGGGTCGTCATGATGTGGCCAGCAGTCGAGAGTTGTCAGCGCGCGGCGCGAGCCGCGCGGTTCTTCCAGCGCGTATCAGGTCGCGGCCGGCAAATACTGGCCGATTTTCATCTGCACAGTACTCGAAGGATTGGCCGCGGCAGAGAAAGCCACACCGACACACTGCTGACCGGCGCTTGTTTTGTTGACGACCTTATTGGTCGCATCCCAAAAAAGGCGATCACCGATCGTGATGGCGAGAGCGGATGTCTTGCCGATGGTAACGACGCCCTCGGTGCGAAACGCGCCCTCAGCGCCGCTCGCAACATCAGCTACGGCCACCCCGAAAAGCGCGGCGCCAAACAGGTATCCGGTGCCGGAGGCAACATCAGCGGCCGGGGTCAGCGGGAGGGTGTCACCCTCGTACAAGAAAGTTTTCATGCGGTTTTCCTTTCAATCCCGCGGCTGCCCGCGGGTGTCAAATCAATCGTGGTTGGTTATCAGACCGGGTTCTTGACCAGGCCGCGGTGATCAAGCGCCTTGACGCCTGCATCGATGCGCACCTTGAATTCAACGCCGTCCACCGTCCATCCGCCTTGCTGCTCCAGCTGCGGCTGGTCGTTGCCGTCGAGATAGGCTACTTCGATGGTGTCGTTCGTGACCGGCGACGCAGCGCCGAACCAGTTGGAAGTTGATGTCGAGTCAAGACGAGGATCGGCGATCACCTCGAAGGTGTTTCGCATCCAGTTGGGCGTCGTCGCTGTCTTGCCGGCGGTGATTTCCTGCTCGCTGGTGGCGACCGTCAATGCCAGACCTTTCAGCGTGCGAGGAACAATCAGGTACGCCAAATTGATGTTGAGCGTCGTTCCGGTCGGGTCCGTCTGGCGAGCCATTGCGGCGGCGGCCAGGTCTACCGATGCGGTCGAAATGGCGGCGCCGGTCAGCAAGTTGGCGTGGTTCGCGTGGAACAGTGCCACACCGTCTGACATGTTCGGGTTGCCTGTCAGGATGGCGTAGACCAGATTGCCGACGGTGCGGATGGCGGCGCGGCCCATTTTCTCGGGGACGCGGGTAAAGGCCATCAGGTCGTCATTGATGATGGCGTGACGGGTGATCGAGAACAGCGAGCCGTAGGTAGCAAGCTGGATAGTCTCGCCGCGGTCGGCGGTCGTCACGTATTTGTACTCGGCACCTTGCTCGACCTTGGCCAGCGCCGGAAAGGTGTTGATGTCGACGCGCTTGCTGGCCTTGAAGTCTGGCAGGTTGCCGCGGCTCGTCCATTTCTGGAAGGTCTCTTCGGCGCTTTCCCATCCCTTGAGCATCGCCTTATTGCTGACGTCGGCGAGGAGGTTGGTAAAGTCGCTCGAGGAGTGCGTAAACGCGGCGCCGACAACCTGCATTTTTTCCATGCCGCGCATGGAGATATTACGGCGTTGCAAGCACGCGCGGGCGATCTCGATCAGCGAATATGAGCGGAATTCGTTCCCGGTGTCGTTGGCGGACAGTCCGGCCTTGATCAACAGCCCCGAGGTAACACCAGCGCGGAATTTGTCAGTCTCGTCTTCAACGGTGAAAAGCACTCCCCCTCCGATGCCCGGGGGAGTAACGGCGGCGCCTGATACGCATTCCGTGGTGATCACCTCCCGCCAGAAGATCGTCATGAAGTCCACATCGACCCCGCCGATCTCGCACAGTCCAAGGGTGAACGGCGTCTCTCCGCTAACCGACCACCACTGGGCCTCGTCGATCTCTTGGGCACAGTATACCGGCGCGGGGTCGGGGCCGAAGGACGCGAACAGGATGCAGGCGGTCCATTCAAGGCTAGGCGTGATGCTTGCCGTGGCGTCCACCGGTGCAACTTGAAGGATGTTCTTGCGCTCCTCCATGTTCTCCAGCATGCACGTGTACCGGTCATACGGTTCCGTGCGCAGCGTCACCCGGCAGGCGTCAAGGTCCCAGTCACAGGACCCGGCGGAGAACTGCCCGCGCCACACCTCCCGGAAGGACCCCGAGCACTTCTGTTCGACCCGGATCAGCAGGCGCTGGCACCGGCGCAAGGGGTCGCGCTCGAGGTTCCAGAGGTACAGGTAATCGTCGCCGGATAGGACGGGGTTCCCGGTCAGCTTGCGGCGGGCGAAGATCTGGCCGCTCTTCAGGTCTCGCTGGTCCCGCAGGCGGATCTTGGCGCCGTTGTCGGGCGTCACGATGATCCAGGAGGAACCGTCGTCGGGCGAAACTTGGAACCGCTTCTCGATCGTGGTGCTCATGTGCGGCGGATGGTGATGGTCTCGTTCTTCCGGCGGATCACCCGGGTACCGTCCGGCAGTACCGTCTCGGTCTCCTTCACGCGCTGGTCCTTGCGAAGTTCCTGCACCTCGCGGGTCAACTCCACCACCCGCTGCTCCAGTCGGTCGGTCTTCAGGGTTCCGCCCGTGATGTTGATGGCCCGCTCCTGCTTGTGGGTCTCGGCCACGTCCTTCACCGCTTCGTCGCTCATGCGGATGCCAAGCGCCCCGAGGAAAGCCTTGAGGTCCGGCGGGCGAAGGCTGGAAAGGTCGTCCTCGTTGATGGCCTCAAGGACCCGCTTGTGCTTGGCTGTCGCCTTGCGGTTGGTGACGAATTCCCCCTCTTCCGCCTCGATGATCGTTCCGCCTTGGCTGTGACGCTTGCCGCCGACCATACCACCCTCCTCGAACTGTTCGGGCTGGCTGGCGGCCTTGGTCTGTGCCCGCACCTTGGCGAAGAATGCGTAGATGTTCGCCACCTGAGCGAAGGCAGCGATCAGACCCACGCCGAGGGGCAGGGTGCTCCATGACGCGATCAGGTTGGCCGCGCTGGTGGCCAGTGCAGCCGCTTGGGATGCCGCCTCGATCAGCACCTGTTTTCGGGCCAGTTGTTGCCGTTCCGCCAGGGCCTGCTTGCGTTTGTCCGTGGCGTCCTTCTCCGCAGCGTTCACCGCAGCGATCTCGGCCCGAATGGCGTCGGCGTTGTTGGCGTACCCTTCCCGCTGGCCAATGAGAGGTACCTGAATGCGGTTGAAGAGTTAGTGCGCGAACAGTCCCGCATGCGCATCGAGATCATGGAGGAGGACAACGAAAAGGAGCGCAAGATCTTCCTTGATGACCTCGATAAGCGGCTGGAAGGGCTGCGAAAGGCCAAGATAGAC